CGCACGCACTGTTGCGGACTTCCAGAAAAACACAGCGGACCAGATCAACAAAGCTAACGAAGCGTACGCTAAAACGCTCGGCAATATACACCGCACCTACGCACGCGACGTAGGCAAAATTCTGGACGAAGCCAGCGGCAAGACGGCTAGGCGTTTGGCTGCGGCGGGCAAGCTAATTACAGCTATATCTGATCTACAAGCCTTACAAGCACAGCGCGTGCAGGTCGGTGCATCCCCTGTACCGTCTGCGGCAGATATGCCTCCCGTGTATAAACAAAAGTTAGATGATATAGAGCGCTTCAATAAGGAGCTTTTGCAGTCACGCCGTCAGCAACAAGTTACTGCAGATAGCTTCTTTACCGCTTATGCGGACCAGCCACAGTTTGAAGACGTTGCAGGTTTGCAACCATTTCCGCTTCAAAAGATGCTGAAGCAGATCGGGCGACCTTTCACTCGTTTGTACAACAGAATCGAGTCGGCGGCTGAGAGTGCGTACCCATATTCGCGTAGAGAGGTCAAGCAGATGCTTGCACCGGATCCTAAGCGTACGCAGCGTGTCCTAGAGCGGGCGGAGAGAGTAGAAAACGTAAGACAAACATGGTCACCCGTTGATGCAGAGTGGCGGCAAAGAGACAATAACTGGAGGAGCAACCCGCGCAGCAAGCCCGCCGCAGCAAGCTTCTCCACGTTTGAAAAGGTTTTAGGAAACTTAACAGACACGGTATTCAAGAAGCTTAACTCACAGGGCGCCATTTACGGTATTCTTGGTGATATTAGTGACTATCTATCCGATGCCCAGCTTCGTATAATAAAAACTGGAATTATGGAGCAGCTAAAGCAGGGCACTGCTCCTAGTCGTCTACTGCAACACACAGACGGCAGGTCTAGTTTCACGTCAAGGCCTAATATAAAGAGTGCAATCAAACAGTTGACGCTAGAAGCTATTACAGAGCTGCAACGAGCTGGCGCAAAAAATGGCATAGCTGGTGAGTATAGCCCACTTATTTTCGATCAGCCGCGCGTCGTACCAGGCGTAGGCAAGGATTTTGAAGGCGCTATGCTGCCAGGCGGCTTTGGAACGTCGAAGCTTGCCCGCAACCTAGGAAACGTCGCCTCCGGCCAACTGCAGGGTGTACTTGCAGGACTAACAAACACACTCATTGCCGGAACGCCTTACCGCGTAGGCGATCTAGTCGGTCCGAACCTCCGCCCGATTCCTGTGCAGCCGGCAACGAAGGGCGCTCCAGAATCCAGCGCCGCCGCTAAGGATGCCGCACAATCTCAAGGTGCTATGCAGCTAGCGCTTGATCTAGCTGAGGTTCGCACAAAGGCCTTAGAACCACTTCAAGCACAAACACGCCGCCTGCAGGAGCAAAACGACCTTTACAAAGCACAACAAACCTATTTACAGCAAGGCATTACGCCGGCACTTGCAGAACAGTTCGCCCAAGTCGATCAGCTGGGAGCATTGCAGCGGCAAATAGCCGAGAGGGAAAAGACAACTGCCGTAAATAAGGCTACTGCAGCGAATGCTAGCAGAGCGGAAATAGACGGGCTTATTCAGCGTCACAGTGAGCTAACCGCTCAGATCGACTCCAACGTGCAGCGCGTAAAGGACTTGGCTGTCGCCTATGAAGACGCCCAGAAGGCAGCACGCTTCACACAGGATGAGCGCATCGGCCTCGGCTTACGCGAAGGCGCCGAAGCTTACGTCCAGTCGATCGGCACCATGCGCGAGGCCACGGCCCAGCTCGCCCAGACCGGCATCAAGGGCGTCGAGGACGCCATCTTCAGCCTAACCACGACGGGTAAGGCGAATTTCCAAGAGTTCGCCAAGAGTGTGCTGGAAAGTACATCGCGTATGATCATTCAGCAGCTAATTTTGCGCAGCGTTATGCAGATCATTGGCGCCGTTGCTCCTGGTGGTGGTAGCTTCGGTAAGGGGTACTTCGATCCAATTACGGGCAAAGGGGCCGCTGGACCCAACTTCGGTTTTGCCATGGGCGGCGCTTTTGCGAAGAACGGCATCGTCCCGTTTGCCATGGGTGGCGCGTTCCAGCACGACGTGACCGCTTACGCCATGGGCGGCATCGTCAACAAGCCCACCCTGTTCAAGTTCGCCAACGGCGGCGCCGGCCGCCTCGGGCTTATGGGCGAGGCTGGCCCGGAAGCGATCATGCCGCTCCGCCGCCTCCCTAGTGGGCGCCTTGGTGTTGAGCAGGCAGGCGGTGGGTCGCCTGTGAGCGTTACCGTCAACGTCGATGCGAGCGGATCTTCGGTGCAAGGCAACGCCGGCCAAGGCGAGCAGCTCGGCCGCGTAATTTCCCAAGCCGTCCAAGCGGAGCTGGTACGCCAACAACGCCCAGGTGGCCTGCTAAGCCGCTAAGCCGCAAAGGTAGTACGCTGTACCCATGCCAACATTCTCCTACGTCAGCTCCTACGAGCCTACCGAGGTAAGTAAGCCTCGTGTGCGTAAGTTTGCAGCAGGCGATGGTTATGAGCAACGCATAAGATTTGGCTTACACACCAACCCTAAAGAGTGGCAGCTTGTCTTCTCCAACCGCACTGACGCAGAACGCGAACTTATTGTCGCGTTCTTAGATGCACGTGGCGGTGTGGAGAGCTTCGACTGGACACCACCGCGAGGCTCTGCTGGTAAGTATGTGTGTGAGGAGTGGCAGGTAACGCTTAGTAATTGTAATAACAATCAAATACGTGCCACGTTTAGAGAGGTCTATGAGCCGTGATTAACTATGAAGCAGCAGACTATTCACCTTTTCATGACATATACATATTAGACTACAGCTCAGAAGATTACGAAAGCGATTTACAAGGAATAGCACCTAGCGCTATTATCGAGCTATTTGAGCTGCAGATAAACCTGCTACAGCACGGCGCTGATGATACCTTCCGCTTTCACGCCGGCACCAACCTAAACAACAACGGCAATGTGGTATGGGCTGGTAACAGCTATCTACAATTCCCCATCGAGGCTGACGGCTTCACCTACGAGGGCAAGGGCACGTTGCCGCGGCCCAATATACGCTGCAGCAATGTAATGGGCACAATCACCGCGCTGTTGCTGAGCCTGCCTGACGGCCTCTCGGGTGCCAAAGTGACACGCATCCGCACGCTGGCCCGCTACCTCGACGCGGTGAACTTCCCCGGCAGCGTGAACCCCTACGGCACGCCGGACCCAACCGCGGAGTTCCCGCGCGAGATCTATTACGTGGACCGCAAGTCCGTCGAGACGCGCGACGTAGTGGAATTTGAACTAGCGGCAGCGTTTGACCTGGCAGGTGTTCGCGCACCTAAGCGCCAGTGCATCAGCAACATCTGCCAATGGAAGTACCGCTCAGCCGAGTGCGGCTACGTGGGCACTAGCTACTTCAACGAGAACGATCAACCCGTAGCCACCCTTGCGGCTGACGTGTGCGGCAAGCGGCTAAGCAGCTGCAAGGCAAGATTCGGCGCCACTGCCGAACTGCCGTACGGGTCCTACCCCGGTGTGGGTACGTTGTTCGCATGACCGACTGGCGCACCGCTGCACTCGATCACGCCCAGGCCGAGGATCCCCGCGAGGCTTGCGGCCTGCTGGTGGTGGTCAAGGGCCGCGAGCGTTACTGGCCCTGCCACAACTTGGCGGTCGGCGTCGAGCAGTTCATCCTCGACCCGATCGACTACGCCGCGGCCGAGGATGCCGGCGAAATCATGGCGGTGGTTCACAGCCACCCGGTCACACCGCCGCAGCCCAGCCAAGCCGATCTGGTAGCGATCGAGCGCACCGGCCTCCCCTGGTGGATCGTCAACCCGAAGACCGAGGCATGGAGTCCCAAGCTGCGTCCCACCGGCTACAAGGCGCCCCTGATCGGCCGCGAATGGGTGTGGGGGCTCACCGACTGCTGGACGCTGGCGCGGGACTGGTACGCCGAGCACAACCTGCGGCTGCCGGATTGGGAGCGCCCACTGACGCCGGAGCAGTTTGAGGCCGAGCCGCTGTTCGACCGGTCCTGGCGTGATGCCGGGTTCCGC